CTTGTCTAACACTAGACAATCAGGAAAAGGTTTGACCGGGGGTATGCCTCGACACCCCGGCGGCTATATGTATACTCATTGTCTCTTTTGGTTTCTGTCATATCTCGTGCTCCACTACATAGTCCACTACATTGGTCCACTACATTGTTGTGATGTGTGTCGTGTGTTGTTATGCTCCATTGCATGAAGAATGATTACAGGCGGGACCGTAGGCAGGTTTCTCTTGTGGTTGATAGCGAGTTGTGGTTCTTGGTGAAGCGTTCGGCTGCTGCTGAGGGGCTGAGTGTGACGGCTTGGGTTACGGCGTTATTGGAGGAGGGTGTTCATGTCGGTGACGGTGTTGGACGCGCAGGTGGAGGCGGTGTTGGAGCGGAAGGCTTTGTTTCAGCAGCGTTCGGTGGACGAGGTGGCGACCGCGATCTTGTCGGTGGTGCTGCTGGACGACGAGGTGGCGTAGAGCATGTTCCAGAGTGGGCTGTTCCTATTGTTGCTGCTCGTGGGGACGCTAGTATTGACAGCGGAACTTCGCAGGAAGTAGATCCGCTGGAGGAGATTGCGTGAAGAAGGTCGAACTTGACCGTTGGCGCAAGTATTTTGATCTGAGGAATCAGGGTGTGGCGGTTGAGGCTGCCGCGAATAAGTCTCGTTTGTCTGCGTCTACTGCGTATCGTTTTGAGCGTGGTGATCCGTCGTCGTCGGGGCTTGAGGCCGCGTCGGTTATGGGTGTCAGCATGGTGGCTGGGAATATTGTGGCGCAGCCGCTATCCCAGGAGGCGACTCGTGCTCTTGAGGATTTCGCGTATTTTCGGATGCGCTATTTTGGTCGTAAGTCTACGGAGTGGCAGGAACGTGCCGCTTACGATTTGTTGAGGTCGATTGAGTCTCCGGATCGTGAATACATTGTGATGAATGAGCCTCCTGGCTCTGGTAAGTCCACGCTGTTCACGCACGATATACCTTGCTGGCTTATTGCTCGGGATCGCCGTATCCGCATTATGATTGGTTCCCGTACTGAACGACAAGCAAGGATGTATGTTGGGCGTATCAAGAGAAGTTTGGAACGTGACGCACCGTTACGAGCCGATGCCGACTCACTTGCGCGGGGGATCGCGTTTGACGCGGAAGCCTGTATGCAGGACGACTTCGGGGCGTTCAAACCGGAGGGCCGCACGGACCTTTGGCGTGGTGAGGCGTTGGTTGTTCGCCAGTTGGATGGGGTACAACTTGACGATAAGGAACCGACCGCTTCGGCGTGGGGGCAAGACTCCGGTTTCTTAGGTGGCCGTTTTGATTTCGTGATTTGGGACGACCTTGTGGATCGGAAGAACACGAAAACCCCTGAGTCGAAAGACATGATCCGCGAGTGGTGGGACGCTGAAGCGGAAACCCGCCTTGAACCTGGCGGCACGTTGCTGTTGCAGGGGCAGCGGATTCAACACGATGACTTGTACCGCTACTGCCTTGATAAGCGCACCCTGGATGAGCAGCCGAAATACCGCCATATTGTGTTTAAGGCGCACGATGACGACAACTGCAAGGGCGACCATGACACGCTCATCGCGTGGCCTAAGGGCTGCCTGCTGGACCCGCACCGTCTGCCGTGGAAACACCTGGAAACGCTGAAGCACAATAACCCTCGCTCGTTCGCCATCATGTATCAGCAGGAGGATGGCGACGTTATCGGTGGCCTGGTTGATCCTGCGTGGATCACGGGTGGCGTGGACACGGACGGGTATCCGGCTCCTGGCTGCCTTGATAAGCAGCGCGTGTTCCTTGACCCGCCAGAAAACCTGCTGGATGGGGCTGGCTGGTCATTCATCACGGTGGACCCGTCCCCCACGGAATGGTGGGGCATCATCTGGTGGCTGTACGACCCCGAATCGGGGAACCGCTACATCATTGATTTGCATAAGCGGCGCATGAACCCTGAACAGTTTTTGTCGCTGGACCTGAACACGTTTGACTGGTCGGGTCTAATCCACGAGTTGTATTGGGAATCCAACGACCTGAACATCCCGATTAGTCATGTGGTGGTGGAGGTGAACGCCGCCCAGCGGTGGTTGTTGTCTCAGCCGCACGTTCAAAAATGGTCAGCGATGACTGGGGTGTCGTTTGTTCCGCACACCACTAGCATTAACAAGGCTGACCCGAAATTTGGGTTGGAATCCATTGGTGACTTGTTCCGGCAGGGGATGATCCGTATTCCGTGGGGTAATCTAGAAGCCAGAACACGCTGCCAACATTTGATAGATGAGGCCACGAGATACCCTGACTACGACACGACCGACTTGATTATGAGTACATGGTTCGGGAAACTTGCGGTAGAAAACCACTACACTCCTCGCAGGGACGGTTTATATCAGTTGAACCGACCTAGTTGGATGGGATATGCACGGAGAGGTATTGCATGAGGTCGCCTGAGGAAATCCTCGCCCTGTATAAGCAGCGGCTCCTGTTCTATGGACCGCTTCACTCCAAGATGAAAATGATCCAGTCGATCTATAACGGCACGATGGAAGTTCCGTTGCCTGACATGGAGCAGAACTCTATGCCGTCTGTCCCTAACTTGCTGGCGCAGGGCGTGGATCAGATGGCGGGTCGTGTCACGAGTGTCATTCCAACTGTGAACTTTTCGAGTGTGCGTCCTGGTGTACGGAAGTATGACCGTCAGGCTCTCACCGCGAGCCGTACTGTGACGGGATGGTGGCAAGAGGACCGTTTGCCGATGAAGATGAAGCAGCGGGGCCGCCACCTGATTGCTTACGGTATGACCCCTGTAGTTGTTCGGTGGAAGAAGGACGACAATCTTCCAACTTGGCAGATCAGGCATCCGCTGGAAACGTACCCGTCCACGGACATTATCCCTGGACGTATCACTCCGCAGGATTGTATTTTTGCGTATCGCCGTTCAGCGGGTTGGCTTCGCGCTAACGGGTACGGTGACCGCTTGTATGCGCTGCATGGGCGTAACGATCTTCCAAATGACGCAAGTATTCTGCTTATTGAGTATGTGGATGATGACTCTACGCACCTGTTGGCGGCTGGTTACCGTACTGCTGACCCGTATGCGACGAGCGATGTGGAGTTTACGGGTGAATCTATGCGTGGTATCACGCTGGAGCATTACCCAAATCCGATTGATGAGTGCCCCGTATCTGTACCTATGCGTATCACCCTTGATACCGCTACAGGCCAGTTCGACAACATGATCGGAATGTACTGGCAGCAAGCCAAACTTATGGCGTTGGAAACCATCGCTGTCGAAAAGGGTATTTTCCCTGACACCTATCTGGTGTCCCGCCCAGGCGAAATCGGTCGTTTCCTTGACGGACCTCACGATGGTCGTACTGGCATGGTGAACATCATCGCTGGAGGTGACATTCGTGAAATTCAATCTCAACCTGGCTATCTCACGAACCCGACGATTGACCGTTTGGAACGCAATCAGCGTGTCACATCTGGTATCCCAGCGGAGTTTGGTGGCGAGGCATCAACTGGCATCCGTACAGGTCGCCGTGGTGACGCGGTGCTGTCAGCAGTTATCGACTATCCAGTCGCTGAAGCGCAAGAAACGTTCGCTTACGCGCTGGAAGAAGAAAACGAAATCGCTATTGCTTTGGCAAAGAAGTGGGACGGTGACAACAAACGCACAATATTTGTTGGCACAGGGAACGCTGCCCGTCCCGTCACCTACGTTGCAAACGAAACGTTTGAGACAGACGAACACGTTGTCTCCTATCCCGCTTCCGGCACAGACATCAACTCGCTCATCATCGGAATTGGGCAGCGTGTCGGTCTTGGCATCATGTCAAAGAAAACCGCAGGAACCCTTGACCCGTACATTGACAATCCTGAAGCGGAACACGACCTCATTATCAGCGAGGGCCTGGAGCAGGCTCTCATGTCTGGTATCCAACAGCAGGCAGCGCAGGGCCAAATTCCGCCTTTGACGTTGGCAAAGATCATGGACCTTGTTGGGAACGACAAGATGGAGTTGGCTGAAGCGTTAAATAAGGTGACTGAGGATGCGTTGAAGGAGCAGCAGGCAGCGCAAGAACAGCCTCCTGGTGCGGAAACCACGGTGGAGCAGGCTCAGGCGCAGGGAGCGATTAACGCTATGGCTGGGCCGCAGGGTCAAAGCCCGATTCCTGGTGAGGGTGCTATGCCTGGGATGGCTTCGCTTGGTGATTTGTTGAGTTCGCTGCGTCGTCCTACGCAAACGGTTCAACCTATGCGTGGCGTGAATAGGGGGGCGATGTAAATGCCGCGTAGTAGAGGTGGGAAACGTCAGGGTACTCCTGGCAAGGGTTACAGCAATCGCACCGATATGGGCATGAGTTACGACATGGCGGCTGGTTCTCCGGCTACTGGCGGTCAAAAGGCTCCTGCTGATGCTGCTCCGTTGCAGTTGCCGATTTCTCCTGACCAGTTACCAAGCATTACTACGCCTACTCAGCGTCCTCAGGAACCGATTGCTGATGGTTTGCCTATTGGTCCTGGGCGTGGACCTGAGTCGTTGCAGAATTATGATCCGCGTTTGAACGAAACACAGCGGTTGAAGAAGTGGTTGCCGTTGTTAGAGCCGCTTGCTCAGTCACCTGAAACGCCGGATTCTGTTCGGACGTTGGTGAATTACATTAGGTCGGCGTGATGTTTGCACGAAATCTGGCTGCTTTCACGGACGCGCTTGGAGTTGAGAATGCTCCAACCATTGTGCATTTGTCGCTTGTGCCATGGCCTAGCGATGATGAGCGGGATAACTTTATTAAGGCTTTGACGAACATGGATATGAGGGAGCAAAGTGCCTTCGACCAATAAGAAGCAGAAGAAGGTTCAGGTTAAAGACGCTGGTAGTCGTGGCTGGGCAGCGCATCACTTTGTTTATCCGACTCCTAGTAAGAAAATTACGCCTGCATCGTTTGGTGTGTATCCCACGGATGCTGGTGTTCAACAGAATCTGAAGGATCAGGCTGATGTTGCGGCTGGTCGCGCTAAAACGTCTGAGCAGAATGCAATTAGCGCACAGTTCGCTGGGGCAGCATCGTCTGGGCAGATTCTTTCTGGGACAGCAAACACTCCTGGGATTGGTATTGCAGCACAGAATCAGAACTCTGGGCAGTCGGTTGCTGATTTTGCGAATACTCCTGCGGCATCGTATTTGTCTCCTGAGCAGACTCAGCCTGTCCAGAACTATTTAGAGGACCCTGAAGCAAATGCGCCTAGTGGCCCAATTGATGCGGTGAAATCTTGGGTATCGAATCTGTTTGATACGAGCGATACCTGGGATTACGAGCATGGTGGCGCGTGGCAGGGCGGCGATAACGTTGCTGAATCTGTATGGGATGGTTTTCTTGGCGGTATTGGCTGGGGTTATGACCGCTTCAACCACCTGAATACGGCGTTGATTAGTGCGCTTCCTGGTGGTAACCGGACTCTTACTTGGGATGAAGCAAGCCAAGTATCAGTTGGTCAAGAGTTTGTTGCCGCTATGGGTGCGAGTGCTGAGCGAGCAAAGACTGGCAATATGCAAGCGGGTGACTGGTTGCTGCTTCCAGCGACTGGAATGTCTGCCGTGTTGTCAATGATTGACCCGAATAACCCAGCGCAGAGTGCTGGTTTTGATGTCACGAATCCTGAGATGCGTAAGGCAGCGTTTGAGGATAGCGGTGTCGGTAAGTGGACGACTGGTTTGTTGGATGCGTCGTTTGTGACGTTTGCTGACCCGCTAGTGTTTGCTGGCAAGGGCCTGAAATTGACGCGGCTCAGGTATTTGGATCGCCCTATTCGTAATGAGGACGATCTTGTTCGTCTTTCTAATGTTTTAAATGATGAAGTATCTAAGATCACTATTGCTGGTGGTGACGCACAACAGATAAGCAAACTTGATCCTATTGTTCAGTTTGCACATTGGGTGTCTCAGAAAGATGAGCAGGGCCGTAAACTTGTTAATGCGACAGAGATTTTTAATCATCGCACAATCAAGTATTCGACTCACCGTGATGCGCTTGCAACAGCGTTAAATAATACGGAGAACTATGATGAAGCGGCTCTTGTTCTTCGTGCAGCGTATGGGGATCAGGCTGCTCGTGACGGGCTGATGCAGGTTCGTGCTGACCTCGCTGTCGAGATTGGCGATAAACGCAGAGAGTTTCTTCGCCAACAGTTAATTCTTAACCCGACTCAGCGAGACAAGATGCTGGGTGACATTGATAAGGGTGTTAAGAATATTGATAAGAAGATTGAGAAACTTCAAAATCAGGTTCGTGACACTACCGCTGAGGAAGCGGTGCTTCGCGCCCGCAGAAGCGAACTGCAAGATACTCAGGAAACTTTGCGGAATGTTGATCTTGAGCACCTTGACCCGCTAGTTACCCCTAAGACTCGTGATTTTGCTAAGCGAGCGGTAGACACGATGACTTACCGTGATCGGTATTTCCGTGAAGCGTATATGCAGGAAGCGGATAACGTTTCGTACTGGCTTGGACTTCGTGAATCTAATGCTGGGTTCTCTAAAAATAATGCGTTTGGGCGCATGGTTGAGCGTAGCCGTGAAAGCAGAGCAACTGCTCAATATCAGGCGGCGGCTACTCGTGGCGCAACGGTCGTAAAAGCAGATGGTACGACTCGCCGTTTGCATATGTGGGAATCAGATGTGTTTGGGAACAACGGTTTGAGTCGTGCGTTGCGGTTGTGGCGGTGGGCTGGTGAGGAGACTCCGGCTGGCTACATTGTGACTAGCGGTGGTGGGGCGCAGGAGTCTAGTCGTGAATTGATGGCTGTGCTGAATAGTGTGAATTTGTATTCAGGCGAGTCAAAGGTTGTCACGTTTGTTAAAACGAAAATTGATCGTGCAACAGGTCAGCGTATTGCTGTGAAGGATAAGCAGGGTAGGGATGTTCTGGTTACGCAACCAGTTGGTGGCGTTCAGCGTAAACAGCAACTACTTGATTCGTATATGCAGACTTTGAATGATACGACTCTTGGTGAGCAGGCCGCGAAAATTGCGATTGACAATATTGAGCGGCAGATCATGAATGACATTTTTGCATGGCATGGGCTTAGCCCAGATCAGGCCGCTAATACATTGCAGCACATTAATAAGAAACGTGCCGCACTTATTGAGTCCGTCAGAAATAGTGGCTATTGGGTGGACAAGATTAATGGTAAGGATGTCATTAACAAGTCTCCGTGGCTTGAAACTCATCTTCAGAATGGCACGTTCCTTCATAACTTCAAGGAAATTGAGAAGCGAGCGCGACTTCATGATGAGACTGGTGTCGTAAAGAAGTCTGACGACATGGTGCAGTTTGCTGGCGAGAAGTTCATGAATATTTATGAACCATTCAATGAGGTGTGGCGACCTGCTGTTCTTATGCGTCTTGGGTATACGCAACGTAACGTTACGGAAGGTTTGTTCCGTGCGTCTGCTTTCCAGTTCTCGCTTGATCCGGTTGGTTATGCGGCAGCGAATGGCATGTACGCGATTCGTAATGCGTATAAGAAGTTCACGACGATGGGTGCTGTGGAGAAGGCTGTTGAGGCTGAACGTGTTGCGCGTCAGACTGGACAGGCCGCTAGGTATCCAAAGAAGTTTATTAAGTGGCGTGATGCTCAGGTTGCCGCTCATGACTCGAATCTTGCTTCTCACGCGCAGAGTGTTGCGACTATCGCTGGGATGTTGATTCCTCAGGATTACAACATGGGCATGGAGATGCGCCGCGTATTGTATTGGGAGCAGAAACGCGCTCGTGATGCGGCTCGTGCGGCTGAGCGTGGTGGTGAGGCTGAGGCAACGGTTGGGCGTATGTATGCCCATGCTGATGAGTTGAAGTCGATGCTTGATGAGTTGCCTATTCCTGAGCGTGGGATTGTTGCTACGGATGCTCAGGTTCAGGCTCTTGATAATGCGTTTATGACTTGGCGTAACAATATTTCGTACATGAATGATGCGCTTGTTCGCCGTAATATGTTGGACAATGATCTTCAGTCTGTGTCGCTGTATATGCAGCAGGGCATTCAGAAGAAGCGGATGTTCCAGAATCCGATTCAGGTATCTGATGCGATAACGTTCCGTAATGCGTTTGATCCGGAGTCTCCGTATACGCCTATTGCGCTGATGATGCTTTCAGCGGATAACACGACGAAGAATATGACTTCTTTGACTATGGATGCTTTCAATAATGCTTTGAAGGCTGTTGAGATGCGTACTTATGTTGCTGTTAATCCTGACCCTGAGAAGGCGGCTGAATATTTTACTGGTGTGACGCGAGCATTGCGCCAGTTTGGTTTGTCGCAAGTGGGTGTGCGCGTGATGCGTGGCGAGTCACCTGAGAGCATTGTGCGGTTCTTGATGGATAGTCCTGATGGGCAGGCTATTGCTCAGGCTGTGATTCGGGGCCATGTAAAGCAGGCTGGTGTAAGGAATCCGCTTCCGGTTGATGCGGAGTCTGCTGCCGAGTATGTGCAGTCGTTGTTCCAGCGGTATGAGCAGTTGGCTCCTACTCCTGATTTCCGTGAGTACCTGCGGAATATTGTGTCGGTGAAGGATGCTTCTGGTCGTCCGACTGCGCTTCTTGGCGGTGCTGAGGAAGGTGTCTATAAGGTTGGGAAACGCAAGGGCCAACCTAGGGGCAGCGGTTTTAATAGCAACATTGTGCAGCAGTACCTTGGTGAGGTCGGCTCTAATGGGAAGTTTGTTCTTGACCTGAAGCCAGTTGTTGGAAATGTGCTGGTTGAGACTGGCGAATTCATGAAGATGCGTGAACTGTGGGGCAAGGTTGCTAATGCTGGCATGAAGTGGCTTGGCACTATTCCTGAAGATATGTTTGTGCGTTCACCGTTTTACGGGAAACGGTATGAGCAGTCTGTTCGTGATGGCGTGAGTATTGTTCTTGGTCAGAATCCAGGCCGTGATTATTTGACGTTTAATGAGATTAACGATATTGAACGTGCTGCTCATGCGCGAGCGTTGAAGGATACTAAGGATTGGTTGTACACCATTGAGCGTCGTACTCGTTTGGGTGCAGCGGGTGAGATTGGTATTCCGTTCGTTTCGGCTTTCCAGAATTCTGTGACCACTCTTGGTCGTTTGACTTGGCGTGATCCAAGCATTATTCCGATTACAGCGAAGATTTGGAATGCGCCTGCTCAGATGGGGATGGAAGATGAGGAAGGGAACATTGTTATCCCTATTCCGCATGACATGATCCCTGATGGTGTTGAGCAGGCTCTTGGCTTGGAAAATATGTTGAATATGAAGATTAAGAAATCTTCGTTGAACGTGATTATGCCTGAGTCTGGGTTTGGGTTTGTGCCTCGTCCTGGTCCGATTGTTGGTGCGCCTGTTTCGGAGATCATGAAGCATGGCTGGTTTGGGATGAGTGTTGAGACTCCTGACTGGTTGAGAAACGTTGTTGGTGATGAGGCAGCGAACCAGTTGTGGACTACTTGGAAATCGTATGCGTTTGGTGAACAGGGTGGTGTTTCCAAGGCTCCGTTCTCGCTGGATATGTTTGAGCCTCCTGTTGCGGCGAAGATTCAGCAGATGCTGGAGGGGGAGGGTTCTTCATCGCAGTATGCGTTTTATTACAACGCTCAGTACCGTACTGAGGTAGCGAAGTATTTTGCTGGCGAGCGTGACGATATGCCTACTAAGGATGAGATTAAGACTCGCACTAATAACTTCTATATGCTGCGTATCCTTGGGAACTTGACGGCGTTTACGCCTCCAACGTATGAGTCAAAGATTGATCCGTTGGTTGCGACTGTCCGTATGTATGACAAGCAGTATGGGTCGCAGAGCGCGGAAATGTTTAATAAGAACTTTGGCAATCTGCTGTTGATGCTGGGTGATTATTCTACGAGTAAGAATATTTCTGGTATGCCAGCGACAATGGATGCGGTTGATGCGGCTCGCCGTTACAGCGGTTTGATTGGAAAGATTGCACCTGATCTGAAGCAGTCGGGTGATTTGTCGGTGCTTTCTATGCTGGTGACGGATAACCCAAATAGTTTCTATGATAATTCCGCGTATTCGTGGCAGTACACGAATCAGATTCCTGGTGTGACTGATTATTTCCGTGAGTTGCAGACTCCTGAGATGTCGTGGAATGAGTCACGGAAGAACGCTGGGTGGACTGAGTACATTTCGCGTATTGGGATGTTGGATTCGTTGTTGCAGCAGCGTGGTCTTACTTCGTATCGGTCGGCTCAGGCTGCTGATCTTCGTGAGATGAAGAATCAGACGATTGAGGAGATGCGGAATAATCCGTTGTATCAGCCGTGGTATCAGGATTACATGGATCATGGATCAATTCGGACGACTCAGGCGATTAAGACTATGCAGATGGCGTTGTCTGATCCAGAGTTCTATAAGAATCACATCAATCATGAGGATGACAAGGTTTCCATTTGGGAGGCCGCTGACTTCTACCTGCAACAGCGACAGATGGTAGTAGACGCTCTTAATCAAAGTGGAAAAACAATTAATTCTTCACAGAATCAAGGTATTCAGGATTACTGGGATGGTGTTCGTAACCAGTTGATTCAGCAGGTTGATGGGTGGGGGACGTTTGCAAATCGCTTTCTGAATGGGGATGATGACCCCACAAATGTTGGCGTACAGTTTGGTACAACATATGTGCTAGATCCGATTAGTGCTGGAGTGTCTAATGGCTGATTTAACCCCTGCTCAGCAGATGGCTGCTGCTGGTGGCTATAAGAATTACAGTAATCAGACAAAGCAACCTGCCGTTCCTAGCGGCGGTGGGCGCGGTAACGGTAATTTCTGGACCAACCTTAAACCACAAAGTACACCTGTTCAGAACAAACTTGCGACTGGTCCTGTTGTTGGTCCCGCTACTGGAAATCAAAGAGTTGTTTATCTTGGCAAAATGCCTAATGGCAGCGACTACACCGCTCCGGTAAATGATGCTCGCTACATGATGCACACGTTGGATAATGCGAGTTTGAAAAAGTTATATGGCATGGCTGATTCCTGGTATGGCAAAGGACGCTGGGACCCGTCGTGGCTTCCTAAGTTGTGGGAAAACGCCATCAACGTATCTGCTAACGCATACGCTTACGCAAATCAACGTGTCGATCCAGTTACCGCGTTTGGCATGGTTTTGCGTACTAGCGGTGTTGGGGCTAAGGGTTCTTCATCCGGTGGTAGCGGTGGCGGGGGAGGCTACGGTGGTGGAGGTGGCGGGGGAACTTCTACTGCTGTGGCTACTTCAACCGCTCTCACGAACGCTACCGAGGCTGAAACTATTTTTGATAATGCTCTTTCAACCTATTTAGGGCGTAAGGCTACTAAGCAGGAGCAGAGCGCGTTTCTTAAGGCTTTGAATAAGAAGGAAGCCAAGAATCCAACTGTGACTACTCAGACGGTTACTTCGACTGGAAAGGTTACTCAGCAGCAGTCGGTGTCTGCGGGTGGGTTTAATCCGTCTACGTTTGCGGAGAATTACGCGCAGAAGATGGAAGGTTCCGCTGAATATCAGGCGGCTACTGGGATCATGGATTCGTTCATTTCGGCGTTGAAGGCACAGGTCTAATGGCTACTACTCCTCCTCGTAAGACTGCGGCAAAAAAGACTGCTGCAAAAAAGACTGCTGCAAAGAAAACGGTTCAGCAGACTGCTCCTAAGGACACGTTGGATAAGGACGCTCTTGCCGCGCAATATAAGCAAGCGGTTGGTGTGATTTATTCAGTCCCAGAGTTGCGTACCATGTTTGAGACAGCGATTGCTGAGGAGTGGACTCCGGCTCGCGTGGTGGCTGAAGTTCAGGG